CCGCAAAGGAGCAGCGATAGAACCCTTCTTTGTACTGTCTAGTGGCGGCACTGCCCGCCGTAAACGTGATGCCAGTACCTGTGGCAGTGTTAGAGCCAATTGCGCCAGTGCTAACGTTGAACCAACAGTTCACGCCGTTACCAGCGCCGTCCGACAGGTAAAGCTGAATCCAGTTGTATCCGTTCGGCTTAGCGAAAACACTACCTGTGTAAGTGGAAGCGGCGGCACCCTTAACGATGTTCTGTGTATTGCCAGCCGGAACAAGTGTGTCGCTAGCGTAAATCTTGAACGCATCAGCCGTGCCGTCAGGGGAGATTACAGCGCCAGCCGAGACGACGTTAGTGTTAGCCCCCGCCGACCACGGAGTCGTGGTAAGGCCATTTGACTGAATACACAGATTAGTGGACGTAGGTTCTATAAGGAACCCTTCCAACGCAAGCGTAACCGGGTTGTACTCAAACCGGGGGGCGTAGTATGGAGTAGCACTGTTTGTAGTGTCGTAGTACATACCGGGGGTAGCGCCCAAGGCAACCTGAGTGTCGCAGGCGTAGATACCGCTGGTACCGTCGCCAACATACACCATCGTAGTAGCATCCAGTGCGACTTGGAACCTAACAGGTGAAGAAGTAGCGCCCGTAAAGGTGATGGAGCAAAGCCACCAGCCGTTACCAGCCGCAGTTATAGTCGAGTTGGTAGGCGCACCAAATACACCCGTACCGCCAAGACTGCCCGTACTCAAGTCAAAAATGCGAGCCACGTTAGCAGCAGCATTCACTAGGGCGGCGAAAGCCCGCTCACCCTGTTTAAACTTCATCTGGACAGTAGTTGTATTACCACTAGTAGCGTAAGCGCTACCCGTGACTTGGTGGTTAGCACTTACGCTTACGGTCTCAATTACCTTCTGCGCCCGCACAATACCGTTCTGGTCTGCGTACAGAATGGGCAAGGCAGCGGATGTCGTCTCACGATAGTCACCGGGAACGTTACCTTGAGTAAGCTGCGCCGAAGTAACCGAACCCGTAACGGTAAGCGTCAACGTGCCCGCCGTGGGGGTAAACGTGAGCGACACGCGAGTGACTGCATCAACGCCAATAAGTGGGCCAGCGGTAGACGTACCGGATAGCGTGACCGTACCACTGCCAAAGAACGACAGCGTATACGGCTGAGCATTGATGGTAGTAACGTTCTGCGTTACCAGCGTGGCGCTGTTGAGAAGCAGGTTTTGCTGTACAAAGACGTTATTGCGAGTCCACGAAGCACCAAGATAGTCAGCAGAACGGGCAACGTAGTTGAACGCTCCGGCATCAACTAGGTAACCGGATGAATTGATTACGTTAGCCGGAGAGGCACGGCTGAACGTAATGTTGTTATCCCAAGTTCCGGACAGGAAGTTGAGCGAAAGCGCCGTCGCAGGGGGAGGCGTACCTCCCCCCGTAACTGCCCTGTATGCAGTGAGCGCGTGACCAAATCCGAAGGACATGATGTCCCCTTAGTAGATCGCTAGCATCAGGGTCGCGGTGGTGTTGGTGGCCCACACGCGAGTAACTTGAACAGGGATGACCGCCCCAGCAGGTACACCGCTGAAGACAACCACATCACCCTGTGCAGTAGTTACCTGCACGTTCCCGGTCCCACCGACATAAACCACGGAGGGGTAAGCCAAGTTCGCCGAATCGCTCGGCGTAACCGCTCTCGCCCCGCCGGGGTACATAGGGAAGGTCGGGCTATAGTTTGTATTCTTAGCCACGAATCACCTCCCTATTAATTCTCAAACGCGGTAGGAGCCTGAGCGCCATTGCTGGCACGCTGCACGTACACCACGGTCACGATAGCACGACCAGCCGTCAGGGTAGCCGTACCGACCACGTTTCGGATATACACCGAGGTGTCAGCCGACGTTGAAGTCTGCCAAGCAAGCTGCGTAGCCGCAGTCGCCGTACCAGTGAATCGACCACCAGCCGTAGTGGCAACAGCAGCCGACAACTGAGCGCCACCGGAAGCGTTGCCAACCGAGATGGTCATCGTACCAGCCGTAGCAGCAACAACTTGGTCAATCAGGATGTTGACAATCTGCGAACCAGCCGGGAGATAACCAAGCAGGTAGTCGTAGTTGCCCGTCGCCGTACCCGTCAAGTCGCCCGTGTCGTAAGACTGAGCAAGCATTACAAGGCCAGTGTTTTCGTTAGCGCCGTAGCGAACGGTACCGCAGCGAACCGGACCAGAAAAAGTAGCAAAAGACATGGAAGTTTCCTTATGTGCAAGTCGTTACGTAGTCAGCACATTGTCCGCTGGGTCGGTCTACGTAACTAAGTAATCCCAGAAAGAAGGGGGTCAGGTTGCCCCAACCCCCTGTCTCATCAGGCACCCTGCGAGCCGAAGATGCCGAGCGGGTCGCTCCAGCCGAAGCTGTAACGTTCGCGGGCCTTGTACCGCACGTTACCCGTGTCGAAGTCGCCGTCCATGCTGTTCGCCAGCGGCGAACGGACGAAGTGCTTCAGACCGTTGGGAACGTCGGTCATCAGGAACCAAGCGTTGGTGTCGGTCAGCCAGTGGTTGACCGTGTAGCCGCCCGGAATCGAACCCATCGCCTTGAGGGCGTTGATGTCGTTATCCGTCGTACCAACACGCAGCTCGGTGTCAAGCAGACGCTTGGCAACGAACATCAACGCCGGGGGGATGACCAGCTTCTTAGGCTTGGCAGCGATCAGCAGACCACGCTCGTCGGTCCAAGCAGCGATCTGGATAACCGCAGCTTCAAGCGACGTTTCGTTCAGGTCGGCAGGGGTAGCAGGAACGTTGCTGTTCGTGCCGCCCGTGATCAACGGGTGAGCAGAGTTGCACAGCGAAACGCCGTCACCGCCGACCGGACCACCCGAGAAAGCGTTGTTCAGAACATACGCTGCCTTGACCTGCTTCGTGTACGCCATACCACGGGCCAGAGCCTTGGTGTAGCGCTTCGACAGCGAGTCGTACAGGTTATCCTCAACAGCCTCTTCCGTGATGGAGAAGCCGAGAGCGATCGTCTCGTGGTTGTAACGAGCGGTCCAAGCTTCCTGCGCATTGTCGTACGCAATCGCCTGACCTTCGTTCTTCACCGGAGCAGCGCTGAAGCCAGAGAGCTTGGTCTCTTCTTCAAACGAACGCTCGGAGGTCTCGGTTTCGTAGATCTCCTTGTGTTCTTCGCCGTAGCTCTTGTACTCCAGACCGAACAGAGCGTTCAAGCCGGGGAGCAGTTCCTTCAACAGTTGTGCGCGAGAAATAGCCATTTATGATGCTCCCTTAGATGCCGGTGAGGTTGTTATACGAGTGGTAGCCCGCGTTGAACTTCACAATGAGTTCGACGAAGTTACCAGACGCGTTCGCCGTATCCGGCACCACGTCAACCACACGGAACGGCAGGCCCGTAGTAACGTTATTGGCGTACACAGCAGCACGGCTGTTGCCAGTAGCAACCAGACCCGTGTTGTTAACGAACGCAACGTTGGCACCCATCGCGTTAGCGCGAGTGACATACGCCGGGAGAAGACCCGAGGCAGCGCCGTCAGCGGTGGTACCAGTCACGTTCACGACCTTGAACAGCGCGTTCGGGTCGTCGCACACGTAAGCAACGATGTCCGCAGCGACCGTACCGCCGGGGTAGTACTGCGAGAACAGCTTTTGCTTGGTCGAGGGGTTCGTGTACGAGCAGCCGAGGAACACGCCAATCGTGCCTACAACGGGGGTAGTCGTCGTAGCACCAGTCATAGCGGTAAGCTGGATAACGCCGTTAGAGGTCAGTTCAACAACGTCACCGTTGTAGATGCTGGTAGCGTAACCAGAGGCGATGGGAATCGAACGGGTAGCGCCCGCGAACGGGAGACCACCAATCAGGTTCACAGGCTTGAACCCGTAGGGGGCGTCAACAGTGGGATATGCCATTTTGGCTCCTTAAAAAGAAAATTATTTGCCCTTGCCAAAGGAGACCGACGACTTCTTATCGTTGAACAACGACATGTTCGATCGTCCGTCTTTCTCTCGCATGTAGCCGTTATCCACAGACTCCATCTGCTGAGCGGTCTTGGTGCGATAGTAAGCATCGCGCTGCTCGACCATTTCACGAGGAGCCTTGCACAACAGCAAGCCACCAATCTCGATGTTGCCCTTGAAGCGGCTATTCGGATCGGCCTGATACATCAACTCAGGATGGTCTTCAGCCTTACACGGCTCCCAACCTTCCCTCATCTTTGCGGACGTATTCGTTGGGTCAGCTTGACCCATCATGGAAGTCCGAATCCATCGGAACGCCCAGCCATCTTGTGGCGTAGGCGATGGAAGCGTCTCAGGCGGTGCCCAAGCCATCTTCCGCTGACTATTTTCACGGGAGTCCGCTCCCCGACCAACACGATTTTCAACCATCTTAGTTCTCCAGCTTGATGAGTTCACGGGCGTACTGCTCAGGGGTCAACCCTAGCTTTTTTGCCAGTGCGACTTGGGATGCCGTCAGACGGATCTGACGTGGCGCGGTTGACCGCGTTGCCGGAGCCACTACAGTGGCTGGTTTACTGCGTTGAGCGGGTTTTTCCGGCTCAGCGTTATCTTCCTCGAACGTTTCGGGGAAGCGTTTCCGCATCGTAGAGTCAATCTTCTGGTAGTACTCGTCACTACCAACGACGACACCTGAACGATGCAGTTTTTCATGCAGACCGAGTGCTAGAGCAGTCATTTCTTCGTCTGCCCCGAACCACGAGTTGCGTGCCTTCCAAGCCTCGGCTTTGGCATCAACCTGTGGAACAGTTCTAGTCTGTTGTGTCTGTTGTACACTTTCTTCTGGCTCCTGTAAAGAGGGGGTGAACCGCTCATATTCCCGGAGCTTCATTTGGGCTTCGTTGAGCTTGACCTGAGCCTCGGCAATCCTCTTGCCGTCGCCAGATTCGTAGGCTTCTTCAACCTGCGTCTTGGCGGTCTCCAGATCAGAGCTAGCGCTCTTCTTGACTTCTTCTATATAAAGCTTCTCACCGACACCGAGCCGCTGCTTGAGCTTCTTATTCTCTTCAGCCTGTACCTGAGCAAAGCGAATCGCCTCTTCCCGCTCGCGGGAGTAACGTTCCTTCTCACGGCGCTCGTCGTGCCACACCTTCTTCATCTGGGACAGGCGCTTCTTCACCTTGTCCGAGTATTCTTCAAGGTCGTCGTTGTCCAACTCGTCAACGATTTCCTTGGGCAAGGGCTTACGCCCACGGTCTTCAGGCGGCGTGTCGTCAACGATTTCAACCTTCAGGTTGTTCTCGTCAAGCACGTCATCCTCGTTTTGGATCGGCTTAGTTGTGTCATTCATAGGCTATAATCCTTATGCGCGACGGATTCCACGGGGGTCGTCGACCACCGCTTCCACCGAGTCGTCGTTGATGATGCGGAACTCCCGACCGTGGATGACCACGCGAGTGCCCGAGTACGGACGAGTGAGGACGAAATCCCCCTCCTTGCACCACGGCCCTTCCGGGAACCGAGCCTCGTCCTTATAGGCGGTAGCGCCAAGCTTCATCACGAACAGAACCACAGTGGTCTGCTCCTCGACTCGCTTGGTCTCATCAGCCTTGATGAGTCCACTGCCGAAGGACTCTTCTACATGTGGGACAGCGCACAGGATGCGATACCCCTTTGGCTCCGGAAGCTGAGTGGCCTTTGCCGCCATCTCTTCCGTTTTAGCTACGTCAATACTACTCATCTGCGTCTTGCTCCTGACGTTCTTGCAGGTCTTTGATGGTTTCCTTTGCGAATCTGAGACCTTGAACAAATCCGCAAAGACGTTTGTACTCTTCAATGTCGATAGCCTTGCCATCAACAAGATGCTGTGCGACCACGCCTTCCTGCTCGGTGAGCTTGCCGATCAGATAGTCGTACTCGTTGGTGTACTGCATTACTTATTACCCTTTGGTGGTGCAGCCTTCTCAGGCTGTGGTTTATTGGCTTCATGGTGCATCTTGAGTACATCCATGCTGAGCCGTGCATCTTCATTGCCAGTGCGCGAGTCAAGCTCGTCCGCACGGGCCGTGCTCTCAGTGAGCAACTTGAGGTGTTCCATCTGGTACTTGGCTTCAAGCTCGGCCTGCTTGAGACGCAACTCGTCGGTCTTAGCCACAGCATCCATCTGATCTTTCTGAGCCTTACGCTGCACTTCCTGCTGCTTGACCTGAATGTCCATCTGCTGGAGCTGGAGCATCGGATCCTGCGCAGCCTGTTGTGCAGCCTGCTGAGCGGCTTCAGCCTGATTCTTCTGGAACAGCCTGTCGGAAGCCTGCTTGGCAAGCGCAGAGACCTGAACCTCAACCTCCGGATCGAGGAAGTAGTCGCCAGTCTTGGTGTCCGGAATCGGCGGGAGCATAGCCCCGAGTTGCGTCTCCAGATCCTTGCGGTACTGGAAGGCGGCGTGTTCCATGATGTGCGCCATGAACGCAGCTTGAATAGCCTGCGCGTTGGGATTCTGTCCAAGCAACGCTGCGATCTTGGGGTCATTCAGCGCGTTCATGTGAACGCCGATATGCGCTTCGTGATCTTGGTACAGGAACGCCTTCATGGGCTTGCCATTCAGCGCAGCCATGTTCTCGGTCACTGGGTCAACAGGCTTCATGTCATCTTCAGTCGGGATGATCTTGTCCGCGTTCTTGACGCCAAGCGTCTCGATCATCTGCCTATGGAGATACGGCAGGTCGTAGATCTGCGGCGCAGCCTGTGCCAACTGCATGACTGCTTGATACTGCACCACCTTCTGAGACATGGTGCTCGCGTTGGGATCCGACACGGGGATGACATCCACCATGTCGTAGTCGGCTTGCTTGGCGCTAGCCTTGCCAACTTCTGGCTCGTAGCTGTAATCGGTTGGGGTGTTGTCACGGATGATGCCTGCAAGGAGCTTGAACTCCTGCTTCATCGTGTTGTGGATGCGTGACTGAACCGCCGTCAGAATCTTCAACGTGCGCTCGAGAATGGCGAGCGTAGTACCAACCGGAGCCTGCGACGACATGTCGCTGATCTTCATGTCAGCCGTAGCCGCCATGCGACGTGCGTCGTCGACGATCTTGTCCATAAGAGTGACAAGCGTAGCGCTCGGCTCTTTGTACGGCAGCGGCAGGATGTTGTCGCGGATAGCACCAGATGGAAGATCGACATCCCTAAACTCGCCGGGGGCGATTGGGGTATCGTCGCCCTTCACGCGGAGGCCACGAGATTTCAAACCTCCGGGAAGATTAGATAGTGTCCCGGCGTCGATGAGCTGTCGAGTCAGGGATGTCGCGGCCTTAGTGTGACCACCGATGAGGTGGATCAGGCCAAAGCTGTAGAACCCAAAGCCGGGTACGTAACCGTAGTGGACGAAGTGCTGCCGACGAATCTTGAGCGGGTCTTCCTCCAACCAATTCCTACGCACAGCAAGGATAGTAGCCGTACCCTTCTCGATCGTGACCACGTAGGGCAGCGCAATGCCCGTAGGCTTGCCGTCCTTGTCCTTATCCTCGTAACCCTCAAGGTCGAGGTCAACGTGCATCTCAAGAAGCTGGAAGCGGTTATCCGTGATGGCGCTAAGCCCCGCATCCTTGACCTTAGCCTTCTCTACCTCGTCCACAATCTGGACTGGATCGCCAAGGTCAACGTCTACGTAGAACCCAGCTACCTGAAGTCGGCGTAGCTCGTTCTTGGTCTTACGCATGCGATGCGTAACGCGCTCAGCGTTGTCGAGGCTGCTGGCACCATACGGCACCACGATCTCCTCGGCGGGGATGAACATCGCAACTTGGCGATTGAGCGCTGGGTCAAAATAGATCTTCTTGAAGGCGTTACCCGCGAGCGCAAGCGAGAACAGCATCCGCTCATGCTCAGGACGGTACTCCTTCATCTCCTCCATCAGACGGAAGTTCATGTCGTCAGCAACACGAACAGCGGCGTCCTTCTTCTCCTGCGTCTCCTTGCCGATGATGACAGTCTTGACGGGACCAGACGCCGGGAACGTCTCTACAATAGTGTCTGACTGAAAGCGCACCGCGCTTTCCATAAGCATCGGATGGGTGACGCCACACGCACCAGCCCACGGCTCCGTACGGTCTTGGTTCTTCAGACCGAGCAGGTCTAGACCCTTTACGTAGGCATCCAGCCAGTCACGACGAGAGTTTACGTCGGCGTCATAGTCGGCAAGTAGCTCAGAGGAGAGCGTCTGCAACACAGACTCGGGGAGTGTCTCGGCAAGGTTCTCATCGAAACCTTCTTCGTCCTTCGGCTCGATCTCGATCTCCATACCATCCATACCGATACGGACAGCTTCTGGATCCTCAATCTCGATCTCGATGTCCGGTTCGGCAAGAGCACCAAGCCCCTGCGGGGCTTCGTATAGAGACTTGTCGATAGCCATGTTCAGTCCTTAGTAGTAGCCGCCACGCCTGTGGGACTTGAAGTATTGGGTCGGTTCAGGTTCATCCGATGGGAGCCGGATGAATCCGCCTTGACGAAACCGCATGAGGGCGAGCGTTGTGGAGTCCACGAGGTCGTCATGCGTACCAGCGGGGAAGTCATTGCACTCTTCGACCACTTCATGCGCCCATCTCCTATCAGGTGCCCATACGATACCGGAGGAAAAGAGATCCGTCACGGAATTAACCCTTGAGAGCTTATCTTGGCCTTTGCCGGGAGTAAACTCGCTGATAGGTACGCCCATACGCCGCATCTCCTGATACAGCGCAGCACCGTTAGATTTCTTCTCAACGATGAAGCTATCCGGCTCCCACTCCTTGTATTCCTCAAGGACAAGTGCCTTCAGGTCAGGGAACTCCAGCCGCTGCTTGATGGCGTTGAGCAGGATGATGTTGTAGTTGTTGGTCTTCTCGTTGAAGAAGACTCCCCACGTCGTCAGGGCGTTGTAGTCGGCACGGTTGTTGGTTTCCTGCGCCGCGTCGAGAGCCATGATGATGAACTCGCAGGACGGAGGCCGCTCCTCATCCCACATCTGCCACCACTCTCTCTTAATGAGTGCGCCTTCTTCCGACACCGGGTCTTGCATGTACTGGGCGTTCCAGTACCGCACGTCCATGCTGGCCTTCTTAGCCAGCAACTCGTTCAAATCCCAGAACTCGGGCCAGAGTGGCTTGTCATTCAAAATCGCAGGAAATTCAACAACTTCCCACTGGTCGGCGTCATCGTTCTTCATCATGTGATCGACGATCTTTCCCGTCAGGTCGAGCTTCGACCAACGGGTCATCACCACGATGATTGCGCCACCCGGCATTAGTCGCTGGACGGGGCCTGACTGGAACCATTCCCAAGCGGGTTCAAACACCTCTGGTCGTAGCTGTTTAGCCTCTTGTTCAGAGTGTGGATCGTCAATGATGAATAGATCAGCGCCGCGCCCAGCAAGAGCGCCGCCGACACCGATAGCAAAGTACTCACCGTTAAAATTAGTCCCCCATCGAGAGGCAGATTTACTGTCGGCCTGTAGTTCGACTTGCGGAAAAATCTCATGGTATAGCTCACTTCCTACTAGGTTACGGACGCGACGACCAAAGTTGACCGCCAAGTCTGCAGTATGGGAACCCATAATGATCTTTTTCTGCGGAAATTTGCCCAAAAACCACGCTGGAGCGAGGTAAGAGATCATTTCTGACTTGCCGTGACGAGGGGCAATGTTGACGATTACGCGCTTCTTCTTACCCTCCGCAATTTCCTCGAAAATACGGGCCAATTTGCGGTGATGGGGGCCAATTATGTACCCCGGGTAGACGTGCTGGATGAAATCTAGGAAATTTTCACGCCCAGCGACCTTCACTTTCTCGCTCTGATAGCGCTTCAAAAGGTCTGCAACACGCCGTTTTTCCTTATCCGGCATGCTCGGAAGAGCAGTTTTCAGCTTCTGGAGGGCTTCAGGGGTCAGGTTATTCGACATTGTTGGTGATTTTCGGAGTCACGTCCAAAAACTTGGTTTCCAGCACATTCAGAGTCTCAAGAAGCTCCTTCTCGACCTCCTCAATGGGCTTGACCTGAATGGTCATCTCGGTGCGCTTCTTGAAAGCGTCCACGCCATCCACTTCGCCCAGCTTGGATAGGGCAGTAATACGGGACTTGGAGTCCGGAGCGTTCTCAATCTCGAAAATCAGCTTGTTCACCACGTACATCTTGAGGTCTGACAGCTCGTCGACCAGCGATACGTTGGTTTGGGCGATCAACCCAGCCAGATAAGCCATCGTTTCCGAGGGGTACTTGGCGTACTCAATGCGCTTCTTGGGGTCAGTCATCATGTCCCGTGCCAGATCTTTGGCAACCTCGGCCTGTTCCGCGTCAGGCGCGATAGCTACGCCCGTCAGGTCAGAAATTAGCTTGATGGTACGTGCCCGCATCTCCAATTCTTCGGTAGGAGATAGTTCAGGCAACGCCTCCATAGCGCTGGACGGCAGGGGTACGTCGTCTTCGATGTCTGGCATAAGGGCGTTATCCATATGTGTATCTATAGCAGATGCGATGGAACCAAGCAAATAAGGGGGGTACCACAAGGGGGTAGGGGTGTCACCGGACAAAAATCGGCTAACGTAATAAATATGTATCGTATAAAACAGGTACTAGGGATAAATAGTCCAAATGGACTAACTTGGATAATCTGCACTAAATAAAAATACATCAGGTGGAACAAGTACCGGTGATCTAGGAGTCCCTAAATGGAAAAGGGGGGTATCGTTTGTGTGGATTAGGGGGTGTGGGGTACGCGCAGGGGAGGTAGCGGGATTTTGGGGGGTAGGGGAGGGGTGGGGTCGCCGCCGGGGTATTTCCGCCCCCGGAATCAGACGGATATGGTGTGGACAGTGTATACCTGAGATGTCGAAACATTGCACACACAGGAGACGACAATGCTTCCGAGGAAATTAGCGATGCACTACACGAGTTCATTCGGTCGTAGCGCACGGATTTGGAACATCATCGACATGGGCAGGGCGCTGCCCCATCGGTTCTATATCTGCCTGTACCTGAAGGGCAAGAAGGTGCGGGAGTGCGAGATTCAGTTCACTACCCTTGAGTACGTCGAAGAGAAGGCGGCTCTGTGGGTTCGTGATGGTTCACGGTTCTAACCAAGGAGATGACAATGGAAAAGCGAATGCTGCTTCGGCACATCAAGGGCACGGGCGAGAACAAGGGGCGCAACGCCCGCATCTGGCGCATCACTAAGGGTGTGCTGAATGCTGAGACGGGCAAGATTAGGGTGCGCCTGTACCAGAACGGCAAGACGGTCTGGTGTCCCGAATCACTGTGCAGTGATGTGCCGCACGCCGAAAGCGTGGCACGTCTTTGGGTGCTGGATGCCACCCGCCTTTGGGGTCCGAACCCCATCTGATTCAACCACGGGGCACAAGGATGTGCCCCCAACCAAGAGGAGGATGCAGGATGCGTGACTACAAGGTGGCGACGACCAACAGTCGCACGGCGAGCAGCTTAACGCTGCTCATGCTGGCAACGAGCTGCGTTGCGTTCTGGTGCTTGAACATCTGGACGATGTTCAACTGGGGTGAGGGCATGGTGCTGCAGAAGCTGGCGATCCAGACGCTGGCATGGTTGCACACCATCTGCCTGCACCGCGAACTCCTGAAGTAACAGGGGTGCGACTTTGGGGAGAGGGGCTTCGGCTCCTCTCCCCCTTTTTTTGTCCGGTGCTTTGATACCAGTTCTGTGCCCCTGCGAGCGTGCGCGTGTGGGCGAGCGCCGTGCCGCGAGGGGGAGGCTGGCGGGTTGGGTAACGGTTCACCTACCCCTGAATCACTACTTTATCGGCGAGACAGGGTATACCTAAGGGGTCGACGGGGGGAATGGCTCGCCGACCAATGCAACACCCATTTCCGGAGTATTTATGACCAACAACGCTTCGTTGGGCGAGCTGCCCAACACGAACAGCGAAGAACTCGCTGTCCTCGCCACCATCGCTGATTCGGTCACGGGACTGACCGACCTCGGCTACAAGCACGCTCGCAGCCGCGAGCTGACCTCGGACCTCGCCATCCGCGCCTCGTCGATGATGGCAGGCTTTCCCGACAACGTGTCCGACGAGGACAAGAGCCGGGTTTTCGACGGCTACCGCCTCCGCAAGTCCGAACTTGTCGGGACTCGCTACTATCGGTGGGAAGGCAAGGACACCTTCATTCCGATAACGGCGGAGCAGTACAAGCTGGGCAAGGCGGCGGCGACGGAAGAAGGTCCGGACTTCTTCGTCCTCGACGTTGATTACGCCTTCTCGTACTCGCAGCAGCAGTTCGGCGCTCTGAAGAAGGAGACACCGAACAAGCACGCCTTAATCGGCGCTCTGCGGACTGAGGTGTCCAAGTACTGCTCCAACACGTGGGGTGCGCTTGTCGGTGCTTACAAGGCACTGAACCGCGTACCCCGGCAGCGTGGTGCGAACGTGTCCTTCATGGACCACCTCGATGACTTGTTCGAGGAACTCGAGAAGCGCCGCCGCGTAGCGGTCAAGCGTGAAGGCGAGGGGAACGTACCCTCTGAAGCGAAAATGAAGAAGGCGGTTCAGGCTTTCTTCAAGGCACTGGACTGACCGACCACGGGACATGGATGTCCCACCGACCCCGGCTCGCCGCAAGGCGGGTCGGGGTTTTTTTGCGCCCGACGCTGGCGCGGTTTTGATGCC